CCTTACTGCCTGGTTTTGGATCACCAGTTACGGCAGTCTTTAATTTAGAACCTGGATTTTCACGACGATATGCTTTGACTGCAGCAGCACTCATACCATCGGTCTTATCAGACTTATTGACCTTTTGCCAATCTTCACCAAGATCTTTTCTCCAGTTTGAATATGCTTTGCTTACAATTCTTTTTTTACCATTTGGAGTTGGTACGTATTCTCCAAAATTACCTGCTTTTGGGTCATTTTTATCGACATCGCCATCAACGTCCATATCAATTCTCTTAACTGCTTTTTTTGCAAGCTTTTTGATATTGCCACTTGGAACTTCTATTTCACCATGAATATTTTTTGCTTTATATTCATCTACTATAGGTAAAGAAGGTCCACCACCAAGTCTTTTTAATGCTGACTGAGCGGCATCTTTTTCACCACCAGTTCCTTTTCCAGTAAGATTTCTTATCTTACTCAATTTTTGCATCTTTTTATGTGCAGATTGATTAATACTAAAACTTGATTCTTTGACTTCACCACTATCCATATAATCTGCTGCGGTATCAATATAATCTGCTGCTTTTGTAATTTTTGATTGAACCCATGCTTTTAATTGCCCCTCACCTTTTGTTCTTTTGCGAAGGCGTTTCGCTGCTGATACAATCGTGGAAAGTTCGGATCTTGCCATTGAATATTCATGATCTTTTTTCTTTTCTTCACTAACTTGATTATCATATTGTTTTTTGCCATCTTTAATATATCCAGAACCTTTTTTATCATAAAAACGAATACCCATTGTTTTTCTCTCTTTTTTCAAAAGATCTCTTCTTTTTTTAGACTCCTCTTCCTTTGCCTTCTTCTTTTCTCCTCTTTCACTTCTAATTCTTTCTGATTCTTCGCTATCTATTCTTCTAACTCCAGTTGTAGAAATCATTTCATCAATTTTATTTTCTTCCTTTTTCACACAACGGTTGTAAGTCTTACCGAAAAGTTTTTGGGTTCCTTTCTTTTCATATCCCTTCCAGCATTTTTTTGCTTCACTCATATCTCCTCCACCATTTCCATTCGAAGATTCATCACCATTCTCATGATCATCATCTTTCATTAATCGACCACTTGACATTACATAATAACCACTAGGAATTTTCTTGCATTTTTTATCAGTAAAGCACCAATACTTTCCTTCGGGGCATTTTTCATCTCTTTTATATTCTTCATTATTGGAAGATAATTTTTCTGGCAAAGAAAACATATCCCAATATTTTGGACCATATTTGCATTCATCTCTAGTCTCATTTTTATCGCACTTTGGACAATAACGAATTACATCAACTTCTTCAGTCTTATTTCCCCAGTTGGCAGCGCCAACTTTACGACACTTAACCAGAGCACCTGAGGCATATGCAGAAGGCCATACAGAATAACGAGACTTAACCTTATGATAGCAAGCATCTTTAGTGCCACTACCTTTACCCTTTTTATCTTTTACTTCCTGAATATTCATTTCTTCTGTAGCAACATATGTTGGTTTTGCACCACTCCTTTTTTTAGGTTGATCTTTATCTTGACGCATTTTTCTTCTCCTTGCCTTTTCTTCTTCTTTAGCAGTCAAATTTGCCGCCATCTTAGAGCTTCCACATTTGGGAACAGTTTTTTGTCCTGGTTGACGAGCACAAGGTTTTCCTGCCCAAGGTCCACCCAATTGAACCCATCCAGGTTTCCCCCCCTTTGACTTCGATTTGCCAAACCAATCACGAAGACCTTCATCACCAGACTTAGTTTCTTCTTGCATTCTTTTGTTTTTACTTTGGCAATGAGCTCTTTGACTAAAACCTTTTGGGTTGTTACAATCAATTGATTTTTTATATTTTTCAGACCAACCCATCAGAAGATAATGATTATTCCTTATTATTTAGAAAACCTTGCTTTAACATTTTTTGAAGTTCTGAAGTAGAACCGACAAACACTGCATTATTTGTCACATTATTTGTTGTTTTAATTGTATCTTCTTCAACATCTTTTACTTTCTTTTGAAGGTCTATAAGTTTATCTGTGGTGTCCGCAACACTTTTAATTAATTGTCCGGCAACTTCATATGCTCTTGGACTAGCTCCCTCACCGGCAAGTTCCATAATACCGTTAATTGCCTCCTGCCCCTTTTCTATTAGTGAATATAAATTTGCTCTGGTATATTCATAATCTTTTTGAATATCATCACTTCTTTGCTTAGAAACTTGTATCTCTGTTGCCGAAGTTTCTATAATGTTGCTTTCCGTATTAAGTGCCTCATCAAGACCATTATATTTTTCACTCATACAATTAAACCTCAAATATCTCTCTGTTGTGTTGGACTATATTCTTTTGAATCGAATAACATTTCAATAGATTCACTGAAACCAAAATCATCATCTGGACCAGCATTTGCTGGATCTGGGGTAACTGTATATCTAACTTCTCTCTTAGCAGTGCTTGTATTTGTGTCGGTATGATAATCGACCTGAACTTTTTTAATAAGTCCATCTGTAGTATCGGCAACAGGTCCAAAGAGATATGTCTTTGCAGTAAAATTTAATGTATAGATAAGTGCTCTTCTTGTAGAAAAATCTCCTTCATAATTATCCTGAAAAGAAATATTATCCAAAACTATTGGAATATCTTTTTTCTCTCCAATAGAACTTACCAAATCTATTGTAAGATTAAATGATGGTTGAAAAAATGGAAGAATTTGCTCAACAATTTGTAAAGCATCATCATTCAACTTTGAAAAAATACTTAGCTCAAATCCAATATTATATGGAACTGGCATATAAACTTTTTTAAGGTTTGTTCCATCAGAAGATTTAAAAGTTTGTGTAACACCAGACTTCCTTGTTGAATCATATTGAATAGATGACATTTCAAATGACATTCTGGGAAGAGTAATGGCTATTGATTTTGTCAGTTGTGCCTGCTCTTCAATTTTTGCTAAGAACTTTTGCATTGGTCCATATGCCAATGCAACTTTTGTTTCATCTAGGGTACTGCCATCTCTTTTTTCATGACGAACATAAATTTCATTAAAAAGAGTTCCAAAACCAACAATAGTTTTTCTAATAATTTCGTGATAAAAATAAGTTCCTAACATTAATAATCTCCGAATGGATTAGATTCTGTAAAATCTAAAATAGAATCCGCTTCATCTTCTATTTCTTTGTTTGCATCAAATGGATCATCATAACTATCTGTTGTATAAGATTCGACAATATATCTTGCGGAAGAAATTGATCCAACAACAACTTCTCCAGCCGAAAACTTACCACTATTTATTGCAACTCGTAAATTGGTATCAGCTTCTTGCCCAAGTCGAATAGGAACTGTCGTCCTGTAATCTCTAACTCTTGCTGTTGTACCAGAAGTTTCTCCGGTTACAACTTCATTGTAAATGAAGGTTCCTACACCGGTAGTCGATACACCAGTAACAATAATTGAAGGATTTTCTGTATAACCAATGCCAGCATTTATAATTGCTATTTGTGAAACAGAACCAGAAGAAATTATAGCCTCAGCAGTAGCAGTTGCAGTTACTCCAGAACCAGTTGGTTCTCCAACTGTCACAGTTGGTTTTGTATAATATCCATCACCATTATTTGTCACACTGAAAGAAATAACACCTTTTCTCACTGCTTCAACGGAGCAAGTCGCAGCAGCGCCAGTTCCTCCTCCACCGGATATTGTTATTGTTGGTGGAGTAACATAACCAGTACCAGCGTGAGTTAACAATATTCTATCTAAAGATTTACCTTCACCAACCGAAGACAAAATAGCAATTCCAGTAGCAGTTGTTCCTGATGGTGATGGAGAAATGGTTATAGTTGGTGTTGACGTATAATTATATCCATCATTATTTAAAAATACTTCTCTAATATATCCACTTCCAATACCAGCAGTTGCCGTAGCACTAGTAGCACCCTTAGCTAAAGTAAGAGTGGTAATATACCCTTCATCCTCTACAGTATTATCAACTTCATCAATTGCGGTGTCGATGAGTTCATTTTCGTATTCATAAAGCTCACAGTTCAATTCGTAAGTATAATTTTTTCCAAGTTGATAAAATGGTTTTTCCGATTCAACTCTTTTAATTTCAAATAATCTCTCTCCTAAAGGAAAATATATCAAATCTCCCTCTTTTGGTCTTGTAATTAAATCGGCAAAATCAAAACCAGTAATTCTACCTTCACGAACTCCAGATGATATACCCTCCAAGAAAGGTGCTATAAATTCCTCATAACGCTCTCTTGACATTGTAATACTAATTTCATTCTTTAAAGTAAGACCAAATTTGGACATTACATCACTGCCGGGAGCATATCCTTCATAATTATTTAAATAAACTTCTATTAAAAAAGTATCATCAAACTTTGATGATTGTATTTCTCTTATGATATTATCAGATTGAAATATTTTCCTTGGTAGATAATAAACTTCAATACCATAAATTTTTAATTGTTCATTTATTAAATCTTGTATGAGGTACTGCTCATTTTTAGAACCTTGTAAAAAGAACGGATTTAATGCCATGTCTATCCAATAAAATCAAAAGGTGGAAGTTCATAATCCATTGACATCCTCTGCAAAATAGTTTGTATTTCTCTTTCGGCATCATTATACAATTCTCTTCCATTTAACTCAATTCCACCTGGAAGTTTTACACCACGAAACTTTATCAGATTTTGACCCCATTGCCTCTTTATTAATGAAGTTAGATATTTTTTAACAAAGCTGTCATTATATACATTTGTAAAATCGTTTGGATCTAAAATTCTAAAACAATCGAGTACTAAAAAATCGTCTACTGATTGAGATCCCCAATCAATATCGAGATATAATCTATTCTGTCTTTTGTTAAATCTTACTTGTTTATCTGTTGTCAACAAATGATCTATGTCCTCAAGATATGTTTTTGTCATAGCATACTGTAAAAGTTCAACAGAATTGAAATAATATAAGTCATTTAAAAATAACTGATATTTAATACTAAACATTCCGCCCGAAATGCTACTAGTATCAAATTTAAATATTTTTTCAATGCCAATTACAGAATCTGGTACTTGTAAAAAATTAGAATTCTCATAAAAATTAAACGTTGTAGCACCATATCCAGGAATACTTGTAGATGTTCCTGTAGTCGTTGCAATTCCAACTCCAGTTGTTCCTTTCGCCTTTCCCCTATCTAAGTCATCTTGAGTTATTTTGTATTTTAAATACATTCTCTCGATACCATCAAAATGTCTTTCATGGAAAAGTTGTAATGCATCATCTACTAAGTCATCAATTTGTTCATCGGCAACATTAATTTCAAGAACTGGAGCTCCCAGTTGTCTTAAACAATAATCAATTAATCCTTGTCTTGTACTTGGTTTTGCCATCAGAATTCTCCCCCATCAATTATCGAAGTCCATGTTGGTATTCCCACAGCGTTTGTTGTAAGAATAAAATTACTTGTTGTCAATGCATTTGTAGTAGCTGCGGCTCCTATTAGTTTTCCAGTATTGTCAAAATATGCAATACCGTTTGGTCCTGTATAATCATCGCTATCATAATATAGACCTTCAGTTACGGTTACAAAACCAGTTACATTTACGTTATTACTAAAAGTACTAACACCGCTTACATTAAGTTGTTGAGCCGTTACGTCAGTAAGCGTCGTAACACCTAAAGTTGTTATACCACTTATATTAAGTTGCTGACCAGTGATATTAGTAAGTGTCGTAACACCTAAAGTTGTTATACCACTTATATTAAGTTGCTGACCAGTGATATTAGTAAGTGTTGTAACTCCTAAGGTCGTGATGCCACTTACATTAAGTTGTTGAGCCGTTACGTCAGTAAGCGTCGTAACACCTAAAGTTGTTATACCACTTACATTAAGTTGTTGAATATTTAAACTTGCAAGTATGGCAGAACCAACAACATTTACATTTCTACCAACATAAAGATCATCATCGACATATAAATCACCACCAGTAGTTGTTATGCCACCATTTGCTGCCAGTGTTGTTGCACCTTTAGATTCGAAAAGACCGTTTGCAGTTATTTTTCCTGCTACATCTAACGCACTAGAAATATCAACAGCAGCATTGATATCCAAATCAGATGCAAACGTTGATAGTCCTGTTATTACAACATTTCCACCAACGTCTAAATTGGAAAAAATATCAACAGCAGCATTGATATCCAAATCAGATGCAAACGTTGATAGTCCTGTTATCGAAACATTTCCACCTATGTTTAGATTTTTGCCAACACCAACACCTCCACTTATAACAAGAGCACCATTTGTTATAAGTGAAGAATCTGTAGTATTAGTAAAAGAAATAAGACTACTTATATCAAAAGTAGCGCTATCAATAACGCTAGTAGTTATAAATTGTTCAGTTGTAGAATTCCAAACTAAAATTACGCCATCATCTCTTATAGTGGAATCTACATCAGTAAGATTAACTAATCTTGTTGGTGGTGCTGAAGCATTAGATAAAACACGAATTACATTCTGAGAACCAATTCTATCGTTTATATTGGGCATTTTACCTTGTTACTCCTGCTCTAACGAGTGCGGCTCCTTCTACAGCTTTGTATTCTTTCCCACCTGCTGTCAACTTTATATCATAACTATATCTTCCTGGTTTCAAGTTTACTGTTTGTGTAGAAGTTAAAGATATAGAAATAATACCTCGATCTTCACTAGTAATTGTGGTAGCAAATGAAACCGCAGTGGAACTACCAGGATGCTTTCTCAACTGACCTTCTGTACTATATCCTTCTAAATCTAGGAAAGAATTTGTTCTAGTATCCTCTAATTGAAAAGAAGTGTCAAAATCAAATCCCTGCTCAATTATTATATTGGATACATATACTGCCATTATTAAAAAAAGAATATGTCTTTAGATATTTATATTTTAAATAGCTGGTAAACTTTTTAAAACTTCTTGTTGCTTAAAATATAGTCTTATGTAAGACTTTGTAATATTTTTTAATTCATCAATATTTCTACATTCATCAACTTCTCTTGCAAGTTTTTCATATTCAAACATTTTAGATATTGTCTCCAACTTAATATCATTTGGATCCATTGATAATCTCCTTTAGAAGTGTTTTTATTTCATCAATATCAGATTTCATCTGCTCAAGTTCTCTTTTCTGAGATTCCCGATTAGTTGATGATATTACATATTGATTGTAAGACTGGCTATCATAATTTATTATAGCGCCACTCTTTTCATCTCGGTATAAATTTGGATACCCTTTTACTGGAATCATGCTAGTGCTATTGTTCTTAAGTCTTTTATTCTAGGCGAATATGCTTGATCAGTACCAGACATTACAATTTTTATCGTATATCCGACAAAACTATCAAGATTATTTACACTATACTCATATTCTCTAAATTCGTCTTCCAAACTGGATGGAACACGAACATCTCGCAATCCACTATTCTTTGACGGATCGACAACATCTAAGAAACCATCAGTATTATTATCAATTGTTAAATTATCAAAACCGGGGAATAATTCAAAAGATTGTTCTATTTCACTAGAATCTGGTCTTATTAAACTATAAAGAACTCTTAGACTAGAAGAAGAATGACGATAAGCACTTAAAATAACTTTAAGTGATGATGCCGGATTTGCAAGTCTTACTGTATTTGAAACATAAATGGCAGAATGTGGATCATTTATAGAAGAATTGACTCTGTTATCCGTTGAATAATTTGAAATTGGACTATTCAAACGGTTACTTATAAATTCTACCGAAGAGTTATCCCAGAAAATAATAGGAGATATATTTGGGTCAGTAGTTTCTAAATCAACTTTTAAAGTAAATGATTTGTTTCTCAATAATTCATCCAAATATTCATCCTCATTCACATTAGAACAAACAATTCTTGTTGAGGATAACCTATTTTCGGTACCAAGTTCTACGGACTCATATCCTTGATCGATGAATGAAGTTTCATTTCCATCAACACTTGTTCCACTAATAGTTCTTATCTGAGCAGATGCAGAAGTTGAAGAATTGGGACTGAGTAAATCAACATGTGGGTTTACTACATTAAACTGTATATTTTCTGTGGCAGTAACATTACTTCCACCACAAACCAATTCTTGATTAAACGAAATTAAAGGTGATCCGGATGCTTGTGGTGCAGAATCTTGATCAGAATTTCTGGCAATAACATTCGAATCAAAATTAGTTCTATCAAAAGAAATGTAGTAACTATCAATGTTATTTTGAATGGAATTGATATTGTGCTCCTTATTAATTCTTCTCAAAGATACTCCACCAAGTTCATATTTGTACACTGGTGTATTGTTTTCATAATCCAACTGTATTGTAGAATCTATTCCTCTTGTTAGACCAGTAATTGTATTATCAACAACTGATGTATATTTAATAATTTCATCGCCTATTTTAAGATATCCTGGATTATTGGCATCAACTGCCAATCCTTCAAATGTGCCAAAATCAGTAGCAGAAGAAAGAAGAATAGAAGTTTCTGTTGTCAATAGTTTGTTTGCTAATGTAGTTGGTTTTACATCACTTATTGCATTTGATATTTTTACCTTATTCAAACTGGAATACATTCCATGATTATAATGATCGACTTTAAAGAAGTTTCCAGAATAAACACCACCTGTTGGAGTTGAAGTATTTACTGTGGTTCCTGTTGCAACCTGAATAACTCCACTGTCATCGTAATAAGTTAATGTTGCTGCTGCACCTGCAAAAGAATCTCCCTGAACATTGGATACAAATAAAGTATTTGCTCCTGTTCCAATTCCACTAATTGTTATTCTTGCATCTCTACCAGTTGCAGAAGACATATTGGCAGTTACAATACCAACTACATCTCCAACTTGATATCCACTACCATAATTAACCGGTACTGCACTATTAATAAATCCGCCTGAAGCTCCAACATCTAAAGTAAGACCACTTCCTTTCCCTGTTATAGCAAATGTAGTGACCTCATTATCAGTATCTGTTACATAGTTCGAACCACCTGTTGTAATTCCGACAGTAACTACAGATGCACCAGTTCCAACAATAGTTGCATGAGTATATGGATTTAACTGAGTAGAAATTTTTCTTCCTGCTGTCAGGATACCAATTATTGAACTATCAGTTAAAGTGGTGATACCAAGTTTAACTTCTCTCGGAACAATTGTTAATGGATCCGAATCGAGTGTTTGAATATAATCATTACTTGTATCCAAAGAAGGATTGTGGAAGAATGCACTCCCTGATAAAGAAGTGAAGTTTGCTTTGTAAAGTTTAAACTTCATGTCTTGATATTGATTTGCCGTCCATGTTGTTCCATTTTGAGACTTAAATAGACTTCCAATCGCAAATTGTCTCCCATATTTAATTGCCTGAGAGTCGGGCAAGTCTCTTGTCTCAATTGTTTTTTCACCAAACTCAGCAATCCATACTTCATATTGATCTGATTGAGGTGCTAAAAGCACTATGGCATATTCTAAACCAGGAGCAAGATAAATTGGATAATCAAATGTAAACTTGGTTGCAACAGAAGCGTTAGTAGAAGTAACTATGTTGTCTGGATTGATAGTTTTCGACTTGCCTATTATAACATCTGTTGGTGTTCCGAGTTCAACAGTTCTTATTTCAAGAGTAATTGGAGCGTTACCTGGATCTTTATTTGCAAAGAATATGTCTACCGCTGTCAAATAAGCACCATTTGCATCATCAATCCTAATATTAATATCAGGTGCTTGAACATCATCAACAGTTCCTCCGACTCTAAATGTCTGAGATAAGGGGTCACCATAATTCGCTCTAATAAATACGTTATTAGTTCTTGTTGTAAATACTTGTCTCTGTTGCCAAGTTCCTCTAGAATCGTAAATAGATTCCCCAGAAGAAATTAACTTACTTCCTGGCAATGGAGTTGCATTTGTTGGACTAGATGTTAATCTATAAACTTTTGAACCGGTTTCAATTCTAACTGATGGTGGTGGGGAAGAAAGTGGATTTCTTAAGAAGAAAGAACCAGATAAGAAACCATTTATATCGCTAATTAAGCGCAGATCTTTAACATAAGCTATTGCCCCACTTGTCTGACCAACTAAACGCATTCCCTTAATAAGATATCCATTGTATCTACCTTGAGCTCGTCTAGAAATAGCACCAATATCAACATTTAAAGTTTTTGATGATGCACTATATGATGACGGAATATTTTCCGTACTAACATAAGGATTTGTAGTATATGTTATTGATGGATTATTGAAAGGACCCTCCTTATGATTGGAATTTGCTACTCTAAAAGTAATTAAATTTTGACCATCAAAAGAACCAGTAACCGTCTCACCGACAGTAAAAGCATCAGATGCTCCGTAGTTTTCTAAAGTGGAATCTGTTGCAATTTCTATTAACTTGGGTATGAAGTCCACACCACTATTTCCATCCAAGAATTGATAGTATCTTGTTAGTGGTTTTAAATTAACAACATCAAATCCAGTATTTCTGGATCTCATATGTATTTCTCTACCACTAGCAACTACTCTATCAACACTGGATGATGATGAACTAAACCCCCAGGCACCACCAAAAAATACATTAGTTCTGCTAGTAAATACCGAAGCTAACCTAATTGTTCTAACCCACCTATCCCTTTCTGGAGTTAATTTGACTGTTCCGATGTATTCGATAATATGAAATGGATTTACATTTTCAACTTGAGTCGCAAAAGATTGACTAATCCAGTCAACTTCTTCATATTTAAGAGTTATTGCTTCCCCAGTCTTCTGAACATTGTTATCAAATAACTCATAGTTATCGGAACCATCAAAATCATTATCAGAAATATTATTTTTAGTAACTAATTTCAACTCAACACTATCTTTAGCCAAAGGTGTAATTAATTCATTATTTTGAGTATCAATTTCTATATCCGAAACACCAGAATTAATTAAGTCGAAGTTTTTAAAATCATCTACAAAGAAACCACTCTTGAATCTATCTAAACCCTGAGCGTCTCTAATTTGTAATGTTTTTGTATTTAACTCCAATAATGATAAAGATGTAACTCTTTCGAGGTTTTCAACTCTGTCCTCAATTTTGCCGATGTCACGCATCGTATACCTTCTATTATCAACTACTGTTATCTCAGCATCTTCTGGATTATAAAGATATGCTGGCAATCTAATTGTGCCAAGTTCCATTACATCGTCGGAGTTAGTTGGTTCTTTTGGATTTACTGATGGAATTCCTTTTAATACAGTAAATTTACCAGATTTATCCAAGTAGAGTTTATCAATTCTTGGCAAATAAAAATCATAACCTATTAAAGCACTTTCATTTGGAGAAACAACAAAATTTAGTGCGTTTACAAATCTATTAGGAGTACCATAGAAAGGTGAGGAAGTTGTTCCACTAAAAGGAGAAACTCTTGGTCTAAAGTCTAAGGTATCAGATGCTCTTATACCATCTTGACCTATATTCGGAATATCAGATAAAAACCTCTCTTCAGAATAACTATTAACAGTAAATAAATCGCCAGTATCACCAGATGGAACGGAATAGTAATCAAATACTATTGTAACTTTTCTTGATGGGGCACTCTGCCCACTTCTTCTTACTATTCTAGAGTAATCATAATATTGCTCTTTTTGACCTTTATTTAAAACATATTTATTTGTAATGTTTCTATATTGACCATTAGTTATAGATGAAATAGTGGTCTCAATATTGGACTCTTCAAAAATAACTTCATCTCCTACTGCAAATTTATTTGCATTTAAGTAAACTATTTCAAGAGTATCTGAAGATGGTTTTGCAACTACTCTGGCAATAGAATTATTATCTTTATCAATAATATTTTCTCCAATAATTGCATTTGTAGTTACATCTGCTAAAGAACTAAATGTTATCTTATCTAAAACTGGCAAACTAGTGTCTAGAGACTCATAAATTGCGATTATTTTAACAACATCAGCATAATTTAAACTTATTTCTTCATCTTGAACCCTTAATCCATATGCCTGATTGTTATAAGTCAAACCATCATTGATAGAGTTATTGGCATTAGAACCAGATTGAGAATCTCTTGAAAGAGTTACATTAACTATTTGACTTCTATTATACTGTTTTGCTTTACTTTGAATACCATTTTTAACAAAGGTTGCCTTAATATTTGATATCTCCTTATTATCCAGCCCACTAAATGTTACTTGATTACTGCTTAAACTAAATTTATCGGGAGTTAGATCATCTACAGTACCATCACTATAAGAAATAGAATATCGTTCTTCATCAAATTGTTCAAACTGGGCAGTTGTTGAATTTACACCTAATGCAAAATTACCTCTATTTACTGTTAGTGTTCCGGAAGAAGGAGTGAAAGTTGTATTGGAGTCTGCCGTAAATGAAATTACAGAAGAACTTAAATTTATAGAAGAAATATTTGAATCATCAATTTGTGCATATAAGTATCCCTCCTCCTCATTTCTAATTTTTGGTGCTCCTATAGAGTAGGATCCAGAAAAATCCTCTACCGGAAAAGTTCCTGTGCAAACATTAGTTACATTACTAACAGCGCTCAAGTCCATTGAAAGCAGTGATGAATCAATAGAAGATACTACGTTATATGTTTCGGTACTATCATCTACTTGATATCTGATAATATCACCAGTTTTAATTCCACTAAAAGTTGCTGGAGAACCAATAGTTGCAGTTCCACTAGAAGTAATTTTAATAATTCCGGGTCTTGATATTCTATCAAGTTGAGTATCTGCTAAGAATGCTGTTTGAAAACCAGAAATTGAAGTTGCTTGATGTACTGATTTAATATCAGAAGTTTGATTGACTCGTATAGTTTTAATAGTTCTTGAAACTGATTCTGAACCATTAATTGTAATTTTTTCACCAACAGAAAATTCTCCCGAAGTTTGTTTAATAGTTATTGAATCTGTATCAGATCCAGCAGAAACTGCATATCCACTTGCTCCACTACTATTTCCCTTAACATATGCACTTTGTGGAAGTTCTACACTACTAATAGTTTGATTTAAAGTTAAAACTGTATAAGTTTGAATATCATACAAATATAAATCCCAATTTGTAGATTCATTTTGATAAGCAGAATCTGTTAAGTTAAATGTATATACTTGAGCAACACCAATTACATTTCCAGCAGCAGTTTCAGTACTATTTTTTCTCTCATCTTGTAAGTAAACGACTGCGTTCTGTTTTGGTGATCCAGTTACATTGTTTACTCTTAAAAGATTGCCCATTTCAAATGGAACATTTGATGTTGAAACTGTTTGTGTTGTTCTTGGTTTTTCGACATCGATTATTTCCACACCCACCTTTTCAATATCATATCCCCTTACGTATGCCTTTCCTGGAGAAAACTTAATCGACATTAGATCATCGGAAGGAACATTTCCTTGATCTGTTTTCTCAGTATCAAAAAATAAACCATCATTACCAAGTCTATCATTCAAGGAATTTTTCAATGTAAATTCAAAAGGAGTTACTGTGTAATCTCCAGATTCGTCATAAGTTCTTTGTGCCAAATAGTCTTTAATAATATTATAATTTGTAGTATTATTAAATTTCTTAATGCCACCATCTTTAAGTCTAAGGATTTCTATAAAATCAGTATCATTGAGATCTGTTAATAACTTTTTAGTTAAAGTTAATGATATTTTAAATCTATCTGCACCAGGAGCAGCAAAGTTAGTAAATCCCTTTGCATTATCATAAAGTGAAGAATCATCTTTGGCACTTATAATTTCTTCACTAATTTTAAGACCCACTCTATAAGATGGATTGTTACTATAATAATCTAAAACTATTGTCTGCTTTGGTACTCTAACAAAAGTTCCTCTAATGAAATAAACTCCCTCATCAATAGAAGCTGCTGATCCAGTATCAGTAGCATTTGAAGATATTGTTGTTGCAAATGGAGTGTCTGCATTAATAGTTGTAGTAGAATACTTTATATTTTCCGAAGCCGAAAGAGTTTCATTATCCTGGAATGGATTAAACTGATAATTTGAATCCGAATTCAAATATTTTACATATAGTGTGGGATACTCTACTTCAGAATTTGGAAGTTGTATAAATTGAACACTAGCACTAACTCCAGAGTTTTGTCCGGTTATTGTTTTTCCAACAAGATTTGAGAGATAAACTGATACACTTACGCCAAATTGTAACTTATTTAATTTAACCGCATAAAAATTATTATCAAAAGTCGTACTTCCCGGAATAACTAATGAACCTTCTTTAAATATATGACTTCCAAAAGTCTCTACTTGATCTTGTAATATTGATTGTAAGGTATTTAACTCACGAGCTTGTATTGGTTTGCCAGGATTGAATAATACCTTATAATAATTTTTATCCTTAGCACCAATACCAGATTCTAAAAAGTCGTCATAGTATGGACTTACGTTAAGGTTTGTTTTTTGAGCCATTTTTTAAAATTCCAGGATAATTTTAACGTCTTCTTTTTGCCTATTGTTTCTTGTTACAGTTTTTCTATTATCAATATAAATTACATCTCCAGACTTACTATTTATCTCTGGATTAGCAAGACCACTATTAAAAGTAACTCCCAAATTAATAACTTTATTTGAAATTGTCGTCGTTATTCCATTAAAAGTAGTATCAACAGTTCCACTAAAACCACCTCCAGTTTTTGTAATTCCTTCAGAAGTGCTTTCAAATTTCAATGTGGTGCCAGAACTATCATAATAATTTCCAATATTATTGAAATCTACATGACCATAGGTAGATGGATTGTAAAATAATGATCTGTCTTGATAATATTTAATTATTGCAGTAGTACCGTCTTCATCCAAAACATCATATGAAGCAACATATCCAAAAGCAGTACCGTCATTAGAATTTGTTTGTTGTATTTTATCACCTGGAGATAAAGATCCACTCGAAACATCAACCTTTATTGCATAAAGCGATGAAAACTCATTTGTAGAATAAACTGTGGTATTAATGCCCGTAGAATCAAAAACTGTTGGGTTCTTAACAATTCCAATCTGAGCAAATTTAGTATCTATTGGAAAATCTTTTGTTGAGTCATCAAATCTTGCATAAATTAAAACTTTATCTGCTCCAAGTTCCTCATAGATATTAAAACCATGCCCCTTTGACGGAGGAATAATGGGTATTAATTCTGCATTAGAAGTTGGTAAATTATTTGGGGTTGTCCCCAAATCAATCATTGCAAAAGTATAACCTTTTCCTCCAGAAATTACAGTAGCACCAGTAATTTCTCCGTTAGGACCTATTACCAAAGAAACTTCGCCTCCAGATCCATCTCCAACTATTTTTGCAGTGTCTCCATCACTCAATCCATATCCACTTCCCTGGTTTTCAATATAAATCTTTTTAATTTGATTCTCATTTATATCAGAATTTCCATTGTCTCTTACAGCAACAATTTGAGAATCTGTTGATGTTTGCCAATCATTAGGTACTGTGATATATTCTGTAGTATCAAACTTTACAATATCACTTGGAGAAACTGAATACAAATATTTCCAAGTATATCCATCACTTAATTTGCTTGGTTCCAAATCGGTGAAAGTTGGTTCTACTTGAGACGATACTCCATTTGTACTTATTCCCGATGAACCATTATCTATACAAATATAAACTTTGAAATCAGAATTCATTACATAATAATCCGCATCATACAATCTCAACGAATTAGTTTTTGGAGAAGGGTTTATAACGCTATAATCTGGTCTATACATTTCATATGTAGTCCCAGATGTCCAATCAATTCTTCTGATAACTCTTCTTATATTTGCACTCGTAATCTTTTTTCCAAAAAGCATTGTAGATTTAAAATGATTTAATCTATCAACACTATCAATTGGATTAGGTGTTGCTGTTTCCCAATTACTATCTCTTCCATATCCATTGGCAGCGGGATTTGACAATCCAACAAACACATAATACGAATTTGAAGAATCATTTACAGAGTCTACAAAACTATTGGTGTTTAATATTCTAAATTTATCCGTTACAAGAGCAGGCATATGAATATTGTTTTTTTCTCTATTTATATTATGAAATAGGACCTATGTTTCTCAAACCAGTTCCTCTTCTTTGAATTGTTGGGAAGGTTGTTAAACCAGCATTGACTTGATAACCAGACACACCTATCGAAATTGGCGATACTGCTCTAGTAAATCCAGACAATCTCCCCCAAGAAAACTTACCAACATTTGATCCGCTAGTGCTCCCTATTCCAACAGTGTCAGTTTGCGAATGTATATTGCACTTAATAAGTCCTTCACCCGCATCAACTGAACTTACACGATAAACATTATCAACACATGTAGTACCAACTCCTACTATGTCAGAATCTGAACTAATAATAGATGTAACTCCATTTCCAATTATGGTATCAGAAATATAAATGTGATATCCAGTTTGCAAATCTCCAGTAGCAATATTGAAATATAATGCCAAATCTGTTCCAATTCCATCTGTTGTTCCAATACCAGTAATAATTCCATCTGTACCAATAATAGTAGAAATATCTGTTACTATTTCACTGTCAATGGGTGGCAATTCAATTATAACTTGTGGTGGATTGGAGGTGGTGTATCCCAGTCCAGGATTTGTGATAGTTATCGGAGTCGTTAACGATCCATTTGAAACCGTAATAGTAGCGGTAGCAGTTGTTCCAATACCAACTCCCACTTTCGATGGTGCAGATATTTTAGCAGTAACTAAAGAACTCGTATATCCACTACCAACACTTTCAATAGAAAGTGACTGAATAGTTCCAGTATCAGAAACAACTGCTGTTACCGCAGCTGATACAGGATCAGTTACTCCAGAAACGATTAACCCATCAAAGTTTGTTGGAGTATCATAATTAAAGAATTGTGAATCATCTACAAATATTTCAGTATCTGATGTTTCAATGTTTTTAATAATCTTTGCTGTGGGGTAAACTTGTGGCTCAATAGAATTTCTTGTTTTATATACTGCACGACCATCTATAATTTTATCAACTTTCTGTTTTGTCCAATAAAGAGGTTTTTCATTTGTAGTATCAATTCCATCACCAAGATATAAATTTGTTTGTATTTTATCGGAGAAAGCAATATCTGTAACTAAACGAATGTCTTGAGTTTTGGTGTTTATTATTTTATTATTTCTGAATACCTGAACATCATCACCTACTTTAATAGTTTCATTAACGTCTTTAGTAAAGCTATCAGAAGAACTTCCTCTATAAAAATAAATTTGAACATCATCTTCTGGTTTTGGAGGATCTGTAAATACAAATGATGTTCCCCCTGAAAATTGGTATGCAACTTTTGGTTGCTGCAAAATACCATT